GGCCTTGGCCTGGGCTCTGCATACAACTAGAACGGAGGCGGTAATGCCCGCACATCCCAGTAGCACTGACCTCGCCAGCATCGTCGCCGCGCAGATGAGATCTGTGCAGTCAGAAGATGTCGATTGGGTCAGCCTTCCGCTGACCGCTACACCGACGAACCCCAGAAATCGAACGAATACACTAGCGAACTTCCATGGCTGCCACTATGAGTCCGACACCCCTGGCTCGCGCCAAGAGCTCATCAAGTAGCAATTTCTCAGTCGAAGCGTACCCTGCTTCGTAGGAGCGTCTCATGCCCAACCTCAAAAACCCCGAGAGTCTCGAACTCACCTCCTTGACCGGCGTGGTACAAAGCAACGTCGAGTCCGAGGATGTCGACTGGGTTGCCGTCACCCTGTCTGGCACGCCAACGCGCCTGAGCGAATTGCTCCGCGACGAGGCGGGGCTCCAGACCCGTTGGGGGGAGCCTAATTTCCCGCGGTGTCTGGAATCCATCACCGCTGTTGTCTTCCTCAAGCAAGATGGCCGGGCCGATGCAGGTCTGCGCACCAAGTCTGATGACACCATAGCGGCCCTCATTCCTGCGGGCGAAGACTACTACATCCCCGCGGTTCGGATCTTCGACAAGTTCGTCACCGGCTCGGGGACGGCGGTTCTCGCCCTCCATACCGAGCGCAAACTCTATTCCGAGTAAGGTTCCCCTATGCCCACCGGCAATGATGATGTAGCGCGATTCAAGAGTCCTCCGCCCGAAACGGAGGACAACCGTATGTTCGCCGAGGGGGCGCCCGAGGACGAGATGACCGACGAGCAGCGGGCGGATAAAGCCAGCAGCGAGGCGGAGGCAGCGCACATCCGCAAGATCGAGCGCCGCGTCGAGTTCCCGGAAGCCCTCGCCTACGAGGTCGACCGTTGGGACGGTATTCGTGAATATGTCCACACGGACGCGATGTTGCTGGATGATGAAGAGGCCGTTGGCACTAACTTCATTTACCGCAATCAGGACGCTCTCATGGCGCTTATAGCGCCGAAAGACCCTGCCGCGGACATCCAGCCTAGAGAGTGGATGGAGCCCGAAATAGCGCCGCCTATGGGCAACCCGCTCATGGATGCCGCCAACCCGATGTCTGACAGCCGGCTCCCCGGTCAGATGCCGCAAGAGATCACCAAGTATGCTCGCACGCATAAGCTGTTGGTCGACCGGCAGCAGGACGCCAGCGGCCTCGTTTCTATCGTTGAGGGGGCTGCCCAAGACGCCATCACGCTGCCTATCTCCTGGATCAAGATGCGGGTGCAGGAGGACTTCGAGAAGGACGCAACCGGCTACGGCCGCAACAACGACCAGCTCGATTCCCTGGCCCGATACGAACGCCTGTCGATGGACTACGAGAACGGCATCTTCACGGACCGTTCGCCCGAATTCCAAGAGCTCAAGATCTTGAGCGACACGCTCAAAGCCTACGTTCTCGGCGGCCTCCAGGCCCAGATTGACGAGGCGCAACAGCTCATGGTCGATGACATGACCGGCCAAGCGGTGCTCGATAACCAGGACGACCCGGTTTATACTGGCGCAGAAGACCTCCAGGCCCAAGCGCAGGCGCTTATTGACGATCCCGAAGTCCTCGTGCAAATGAGCCAGCTTCCAGAAGTAGCACACTACATCGGCTTCACTTTCCAGCAGGTAGACCCCGAGGATATCCGGTGGGATTGGAACATTCGACGTCCCGAGGATCTCCGCTATGCCCGGTGGATGGCGCATCGTGCGTGGATGACAGAGGCGGATATCCGCGAGAAGTGGGGTGCGACTCAGGAACAGCTCCGCACGGCTGCCCGCTTCTCTCAGGATGGCTACAAGGTTACACTCAAGGACTCCGCCGACGACGATCCTGAGTATGGCGGCAAAGACCCCGAAGAATACAGCAAGGGCGACAGCAACGCGAACGACGACGATTTCCGCCGGGGCGAGACGCTCGCGGTTTGGGAATACTGGGACCGCGTGCAAGGGCGGGTGTTCCGCTTCGTCCAGGGCACCGGCGCCTATCTCGACAGTTATGTGCCGACCGCCCTATCGGGCCGGTTCTTCCCCTTCTTCCCCATCACCTACAACCGAGTAACCGGCCGGTATCTCGGTATCTGCGATACGGACCTCCAGGCCCCGTTGCAGGACGAATCCAACCGGATGCGGACTTGGCAGCGCGAAGCCCAGAAGAGCGCCCATCCTCGCTGGATGATCGCCAAGGGCCTGCTCCGCCCAGGCGAGAAGCAACGATTTGAAGACGCCCTGCCCTACAGCATCACGGAAGCTGAACGGGCGGAGGACTTGGCCAAGTCGATCTTCCCGATCATCCCGCCCGACTACAACTCCGCGCTCCATGACCGTTCCGACACGATTATGGAAATGCAGCAAATGGCCGGCATCCCAGCCGCGGCGCTTGGCTCCGGCAACCTGGGCATGACAGCGACGAGCGACAGCATCACCAACCAGCAGCTGGGCAACCAAGTGGGCCGCCGCCGGAAGATGCTGGAGAAGGTCTACCAGGAGATCTATCAGGCGATGATGGAGATCAACGCCCAGATAATGCCCGAGGAGAACGTCAAGGCCCTTGTCGGCCCTGGCGCTGTTTGGCCCGAAGTAGACCGTCAGACCATCTTGACCAACTTCGCTATCGAGGTCGAGTCGACTCTCGATGACGAGCAGCGCCGGGGCAACGAGCTCAAGGCTTGGATCGACTTTGCGACCCTAGCTCAGAACTTCGGTCTGCCGCTCGATCCTATCCCGCTCGCCAAGAAGCTCTTGAGCCTCATGGGAATCCGGGTCAACCTCGCAAACTACATCAGCATCCCAGCCTTGTTGCAAATGTTGCAGCAGGGGGGCGCAATGCCTGGGCCCGCCGTCCAGCAAGGGTCCGCCGCTGGCGCACCCGAGCAGCAAGGCGCTAAGGGCCAGGAGGGTGGGGCACCCCCAGGAGAAGGGTTCGGAGCACCTCCTACACCAGAAGAGCTCCCAGGCCCATAAACACTTGAATCCTAGACAAGTGAGGATTAGATTATGACATTCCTACCCGAAGACGCAGGGCGTCCAGAGGAACAGGAACCCCTATCAGTCGGTGAGTCACCGGCTGGCATGCCGCCAGAAACCTCCGAAGGCGTTGACGCCGAAACTGGAGAAGGGCGGAAGGCACTATCGCGTGATGAGCTGTATTCGCGTTTGGAGGCTGTTGACGACCCCGAAGATGAGGTTGTCGAGCCAGAGACTCCCCCCCAGGTCGAGGACCAGGACGATTCTCAGAAGCCAGACGAGGTTGCACCCACCGAGGAGCCGAGCGAAGAGGTCGATGACCCCGACGCTGAGTTGCCTGCCGAAGAACCCGAGCAGGAACCCGCTGCCGAAGAGAAACTGTTTGGCCGAGTTCCTAACGAGGAATGGGAAAAGCTCCCTCCAGTTACGCGCGACCGTATTAATGCGTTGAAAGCTGACCGGAAGAAGCATATCTCAGAAGCAGACACTCTGCGCCAACGGGAGCCGCTCGCCAAGTATGGTGAGACGATCATCCGCTTCGCCGACCAGAACAAGATGTCAGACGATGACATGGAAGTTCTTCTCGGCATTGGGACACAGTTGCAGCAGGGCGGAGATACCGCCAAGAATGCAGCCCTCGATATTGCTCGGCATTTCGGGTGGGAAGAACAAACATCATCGACAGGGCCTTCCAAACTACCCGACTGGTTGCAAGAGAAGGTCGACAGTCTGGAAATGACCGAGGAGGCGGCACATGATGTGCTCCAACGCTCGGCTCCCCCGAAGAAAGAACCTGCTGCTCAACCGCAGCCGCGCTTTTCAAAGGAGGAGGAGTTGCTCCAGATCGGGCGGACAGAGCTTTCTAAAGCTCAGGCCGAAACCCAGCAGGCGAATCCGGCCGAATGGGGGACGCTGAAGCCCGAAGTCGAACGCGAGATGCTCAAGCATAAGGGTGCAGACCCGAGAGCTTGGAACGCAATCTGGCGCTCTTGCGTCGATGTGGTGAAGGAGCGCAGAAAGGCTGCTCGCCGCAAACAACCAATCGAAGGCGGAATGGGGAACGGACACGGGAATCAGCGGGCGACCGTTGACCCGGAAACGCTCACCGGGCGCGACCGACTTCTTGCGAAGTACACACGGGCGCGGCCAGGAACCTAAACCGTCGAGGATGTTCCCTCGGCACAACACCGAGGGAATATCCCCATGCCAGAACTCAGCCCTGAGTTTATCCAAGAGGTCGCATACGCGGTTCACGAAGAAGTGATCAACCGCCGCGACCCCATCATTCCAGATCGTCAGGCCTATCCTTGGTGGTCGTTCCTGATGAATAGGCGGTCCGAACGCACCTTCACCGGCGGCAAGTCGATTGTGAAGATGCAAAAAGACGGCGGCCTCGAAGCCGAGCACTGGACCGGACGGCAGGTTCTTTCCTTCCAGGAAAACCGCGTCGATCTACAGATGGAGTTCGAACCTCGTCGCACCCACATCGGTGTCGAGTTCGTTCATACTGAGCTGGAAGACGAAGGCTACACCGTCACCCCCAACGCTCCCCGCTCCAAGAACTTCGCTAAGAAGATCAGCAAGGCCGACGTTGACCGCGTCATGAACATCTTCGATCAGCGCATCGAAGACATGGAAGATGCCTGGGACACCCGCCTCGACCGCATCTTCCACATGGACGGCACCCAAGATCCCTTGGCCCCTCTCGGCCTCGACGGTCTGATGCCCCTCGACAACACCTCTGGCACCATCGGTGGCCAGCCTCGTACCGATCCTATCTTCCAGCACAACGTTGTGCTCGGGGCCACCACTAGCACGGGCGGTAGCTTGGAGCGTGACCTGCAAGGCATCATCCGCGATTGCGAAGTCAACAACCGCGGCACCCCAAGCCGCATCGACTTCATCATGGCCGGTTGGGAGTGGGTTGACGCGTACATCGCGTTCGCTCGCGCCAACGACATGCCTTATGAACGCAACGGCGGCATGGGCCCAGTCAAGAAGATGGACATCGGTGTGCCCGATAGCTCCATCCAGTTCAACGGTATCCCCGTCGTGCATAATCCGACCTTCGAGACTCTCGATAGCGCCGGCATGTATAACGGTACCAAGTGGACCAAGCGGGCCTACCTGCTTGCAAGCAAGACCTGGAAGTTCGGCTACCAAGCTGGCAAACTGAAGAAATTCAGTGCGCCTCTTGATCCTAGCGATCAGCGCATCACACGCTTGAGCACCGACGGCCGTCACTGCCTGATGGTTACCAAGCCGAATGCGAATGGCCTTCTGACCATTTCTTAGGGGCATCTAGGGAGTCCTTGAGTCTCAGCGCCCGCCTCGTATGGGGCGGGCGTTGTTTTTAGGCATCCCCGAGCTATCTTTGAGTCATCCGTTCCCCTACCCCAAGGAGGTATCATGCCCCTAGCCCCTGACACCGTCTTTATTCCGCATGTACGCATCGACTTGCAGAACCCCCGCGGCACCAATCGCCCGGTCTACGCCCCCATCTATGAGCAGCCGCTTCTTGAGCGCCTCTGGAAGGATTCCGGCGTTGAAATTGTCGTCACAGCTATTGCCGAAACCGGCCCCAAGGGACGCCCCTGGCCGGCCGACATGTTGGGCCGAGAGACAACTGAGGCCGAGGAAGAGGCCCGCCTCAAGAACAAGTACAGACACAATCCAAGCACCAAAGAGCCTATCTTCGAGACGGTCTATGGTTTCGGCCGCTTCCAAGAAGCCTTCGCTCGGGCCGAGTCTGGCGCCTGGGGCGCTCGCAGCACCGCCACCGCCACCGCCACCGCCACCGCTCCGGTTCAACGCGACCGCCCGGAGGTGCATCCTGCCATGCAGGCCAAATCCGAAGACTCCCTCCAAGAGCAGATCGACTCCGGGGACTACAAGACGGCGGATACCGACGCGGCCCCAACCGGCTCCGAGGAGGGCCCAGGCAATAGCCCATGGGACCACCTCAACGCTGTAAATGGCTTGAGCGATGAGCTCTCAAGAGCCCTTTTCGATGATGGCATCGACACGGTCGCGGAGATCGCTTCGATGAGTGCTGCCGAGATCGCTAAGTATCCAGGCATTGGCAAGAAGTCAGGACAGAGCATCATCGACAGCGCCAGCGAGCTTACGCTAGCATCGCTAGAGGAGTAATCCATGGCCTTTGTTCAATCGCCAAAGCTCGCCTCTGTGCGCCAGTCTGTTGCTGTGCGGTTGAACTTTGGTGCCCAGGCTGCTCAATCCGACAGCATGCGGAGCCTGCTCGACGAGTTCATTCGCCGGGCAACCCGCGAATTGCTCCTAGAAGCCCACTGGGTGGAGCTCCGCATCCGCCACCGCCTAGACCTTATCCACGGCAATGCGTGGTATGATTGGCCCGACAACATGGACCCAGGCCGCCTTGAGCGGCTTATTGTCGTATCAACATCTGGCGATGAGTTCCGGCTCTCGGCGGGTATTCACCCCGAAGAACGCGCCGCAGCGTTGGCCGGTCGTCGGGAGAACTTCCACCGGGACGAGACGCCAGATGCAGAGGGTAAGTACGCCGAGCCCGACCCCGTCTCAAATCTCAATGCAGGCGACCCTGGGCGAGAGTGGCTGTCAATGCCGCTTCGCTATGAGATCGTCAACCAGCAGCTGTGCGTCCTGCCGCTCCCTGACACGGAAGTCTATCCGTACATGCTTATCGAGGGGTATTCGCGCCCTCCTGCCCCGCGCCACAACGATGACCTGATTCCGCTCGATGAGGAGGCCCTCATCCAGAAGGCTACCGTCATCGGCAAGCTCCACTTCAGTCACAAAGACGCTGGCGCGGCGGCGGCCTATATGGCCGAGTATATCAAGCGTCTCCGACCCATGCAATCTGAGGGCGAGACAATCCGCATCGGCGGGCACTTCTCCCGCAAGTTCCCCTACAACCAACGCCGCGGGCGCTACCCGGCCGGCGAGAATTACTGGCTTTTGCCATAGGAGGCTCTCATGGCCCTTTCCCTCGCTATCGTTGCTAAAGATGCAGCGAACGATGCAATCACCGCCCTTGTCGATGGCGGCACAACCAACACTGAAGGCATGATGCTCATCAAGGATGGGGGCTCTGTGCTCCTATGCGAGATCCTGTTCCAAGACCCTGCTTTTGCAGCGTCGGCGGCAGGGCAGGCAGCCCTACTCGGCACCCCGCTCACGGGCACCGCAGTAGACGCCGGAGCGGCGGCGCTGTTCGACGTGGTGGACAAAGACGAAGTTGTGATCTACAGCGGCACAGTGGGCCTCTCTGGCT